ATGCCGCAGTCCCTCACCGGACCGCGCCCCGCCAAGTACGTCCCTGCCAGGAGGGCGGGGCGCCATCCCCCTTTCACATTCGTTAGTACCTTCGTGGCGGTCGCTGCCGGCTTGCCAGCCTCGGGCTGCCTCCGCTATCGGCTGCACAGCCGCTTGGCGACGGGCCTGTAGCTCAATGGTTAGAGCTGGCCGCTCATAACGGCTAGGTTGGGGGTTCGAGTCCCTCCGGGCCCACCAATCTCCCATCTCATCGCAGCACATAGCGTCGCAAATGCCTTGCGATACCAAGGGGTTTTCGCTTCGTAGGGGGCGGAAGGTGTCGCACCGCGTCGCACCTGATCGCGCGACGATCGGGGGCATTCTGGGGGCACCGAATCGAACAATGGGGGCATCCACATGCTGACCGATGCGCAGGCCCGCAAAGCCAAAGCTACCGAGAAGGATTACAAGCTCGCCGATTCGGGCGGGCTGTACCTGTTCGTCACCACGAAGGGCTTCAAGTCCTGGCGGTTCAAATACAGGTTCGCCGAGAAGGAAAAGCGGCTGACCTTTGGCCCCTACCCCGAGGTCACGCTGGTGGAGGCCCGCGATAAGCGCGATGCCGCCCGGCGGCTGATCCGCGACCACATCGACCCCGCCGTCGAGCGCCACAAGAGCAAGGCGGCGAGCGCCGCCAGCGCGGAGACGACGTTCGAGAAGGTGGCGCGGGCATGGCACGAAGCCCAGACGCCGCGCTGGTCGCCGGACTATGCCAAGCTGGTGCTGCGCGCCCTTGAGCGCGACGTGCTGCCGCTCTTCGGACGGATGCCGCTGAAGGACATCGACGCGCCGCTGGTCCTGTCCACGCTGCGCAAGATCGAGGCGCGCGGCGCGATCGAGACGGCCAAGCGGATCCGCCAGCACGTGTCGGCCGTGTTCGTCTACGGGATCTCCGAAGGCATCGCGATCGCCGATCCCGCCGCGCTGGTCGGCAAGGCGCTGAAGCCGATCGCGAAGAAGGGCAAGCAGCCCGCGATCACCGATCTCGCGAAGGCGCGGCAGTTGCTGAAGGATGTCGAGGCGTCCACGGCCGGACCCGGCACCAAGCTGGCGTCACGCCTACTCGCGCTGACCGCGGCGCGGCCGGGCATCGTGCGCGCGGCGCGCTGGGCCGAGTTCGAAGGTATCGACTGGGCGAGCCCCGATGCCCCCGCGCCGGGGGCACTCTGGCGGATCCCGGCCGACCGCATGAAGCTCGAGCTGGACCGCAAGGGCGAGGAGGCTTTCGAGCATGTCATCCCGCTGCCGCCGCAGGCAGTGGAGGTGCTGCGCGCGAACCGCCGGCTGACGGGACGGATCGCCCTGCTCTTCCCCAGCGTCCGCAGCACGATCCAGCCGATGAGCGAGAACACGATCGGCTACATGTACAACAGGATCGGCTATCAGGGTCGGCACGTGCCCCACGGCTGGCGCGCGGCCTTCTCGACGATCATGAACGAGCGGGCGCGGGAGCATGGCACCGGCGACGATCGGGCGGTGATCGACCTGATGCTCGCGCACGTACCGCAGGGGCTGTCCGGGTCGGAGGCTGCCTACAACCGGGCATCGCACATGGCGCGTCGTCGTGAGATCGCGCAGGAATGGGCAGATCTGATCACCGACGGGTTGGAGCCTGCGGCTGATCTTGTCGGAGATGGCGATCGTTAGAAGCGCCGGCAGGCGCGGAGGTTGGCAGCGTGACGTACGTTTTATTCCAGTTTAGCCCTTGGCAGAGGAGCCGCATCATCGCGGCCCATCAATTTTACGTCGATCAATCCCGCAAGCGGCTGCTTAGCCAATTCGACACAGACGCTATGAAGACGGACGCTGACGCTTATGCGCACGAGTGGGCAGCTAATTTCCCGGAGGGTGCTGATCCGGAGGGGGACGACAGCCACGTCTGGGAAATGGCTGGCGATGAGCGCGATGCATTTTACCAAGGCTTGGTAGAGCTTCGTGACGTAACACGACTCAGCATCATCTCCGGCATGTTCCACAAATGGGAAAAGGAACTGCGGGATTGGATCTCAGGGGAACTAGGCCGGCATGCCGGGGAACGCACCCGGCGCGCTATATGGCGCTGCCAGTTCGGCTGCATGATGAGCTTTCTTGAAACTTGGCAGTGGCCCATAAAAAGCCGGCCTTTCCATAAAGACCTCGAAACGTGTTCCCTCGTGGTCAACGTCTACAAACACGGCGATGGTGATTCGTTCGACAAGCTCAAAGGTGCCGCGCCTGACCTGCTCGCGGCTGAGGAATATTGCCCGGAATGGCTCCGCAGGGATCCGATTTATTCTGATCTTAGGGTTACTGACGATGATCTTGACCGTTTCTCCAGCGCAATCATCTCCTTCTGGGAAGACGTGCCGACCGATACGCATGATGAGCAAATCGAAACCGTAGCCAGATGGTTGAGAGACGCGCTCCAAAAAGACGAAGATGAGCGAGTGGGGAAACAGGCTACTTGGGATCAGCAACCCACGCGTTGATCTCCGCCTCGTACCAGCCGACGCAATTCTGACTCAGCTGACGCTGCTGGGGAAAGGTGCCGGCGGCAATCTTCCGGTATATCGTGGCCCGGTGCAGGCCGGTCCGCTTCGTGACCTCCCGGAGCCGAACGATGTTGTCGGTTGCCCGAGCGAGGTTGTCGCTCATGCTTCATCTCCAATCGTGATCTGGTCCAGCATGTGGATGCCGGTGTCGTCTTCGAGAAAATCGAGGCCGGTGCGCTCGTCGTCGTCGCCCAGCGCCTCGTCCAGGCTCCGGGGGCCGAACTTGTTCGCCCAGTCGCGGAAGGATCCGTTGATGAAGCTCGATGCCCTGGCCTCGATGTCGGCAGGCGCAAGCCTGCCCTCCATGATCGCGAGCATCATCTCGCCCATCGCCTCATCCCGGACGCTTGAACCTATCGCGCGCGGGAGCGCCCGGCCGACACGAGCAAGGACCGCGGCTTCATCCATGCGCCCAGCGGCGGGTGCCGCGTAGCGCGCAACAGTCCGGCGCGCGACGCCGAGCTTTCGAGCCACACCGTTGCGCGTGCCACCGGCCCGCACCAGTCGCCGGATCAGGTTACGCATGTTCTCCGGCTTCGCCGTATTCCCGCCCTCGACGCCGACGCAGGATCCGGCATGCCCCTGCTTCTGGCCGCACCTGCAAGGCGGCATCGCCGCACCCAGCTGCGCTTCCAGGCGGCGTGCATGGCGCAGGACAGTCATCGATGCCCGCCCCGTTTCGCGCTGGATCTCGCGGCGCGGTTGCCCGGCAAGGATCCTCCGCTCAAGGTCTGCGGCCTGCTCATGATCAAGATGGGTGTCGATCTGGCTGCCGCCAAACTTGCGCATGTGGTAGAGGACGGTGGATCCCGGCATTCCAAGCGCCGCTGCGATCTCCACCCCCGACTGGCCGGCGATCGTTCGACGCTCGATCTCATCCATGACGCACTTGCTCGGCCCTTGAGGTGGCCTCAGATCCACCTGAGCAGCACTGCCCGCCTTCCGGATCATTCGCACATAGTTGCGGACGGTCGTCTGGCCGCAGCCGAGCGCGGCAGCGATCGCGGGAACGGAATCTCCGGCGAGGAGGCGGCGCTCGACGCGGGTCAGCAACCCGCGCACGACCTCGACTGACTTCGCCGCAGTCTTCACCCTTGCTCTCCGGCCTGCTCCAACGCCTGCGCCAGAGCTGGGCTGTCCCGCAGCTGATGCTCGCGCTGCTCCATCTCCAGCTGCTCGATGCGCAGCAGGCAGAGGTGGTTGTAGATGGCCCAGCCGAGCGCGCTCAGCCGATAGGCTGACCGGCCGCGGGTGCGTTCATGGCAGATGACGATGCCGAGGGCCGCAAGCCAATCGAGAGCGAATGCTTCCTCCAACTCCTCGTCCGTTGTCTGGCCGATCGCCGGCAGGGTGCGCGGCTCGGCCGCCAAGCCCGATATGCGGTGGAGAGAAGCTGGCGACAGCAGCCCGACGAGTTCGGCGGCCCGGCGCTGCCGAGCGGCCGGCTCCCATCGCTGGGCGAAGGGAATGACGGTGCCTGTGCTGGTCACAGATGCTCTCCGCTGATCTGTTCTATTGCCCCGCTGGCTGTCTCGTCCGCCCGCCCGCGCATGGCCCGCACCACGCGCTCCATCGCGAACAGGAGGGCGTCCTTACGGCTGGTGCTGCCTGTGCGAGCTATGCCCTGCTGGTGCAGATAGTCGGCAATCCGGTCGCGCATCTGCTCGCTGGCGCGGATCTGGGCGCGCCGGCTCAATGCATGATCTCCTCACTGGAGAGGCGCACGCGATCGAACGCGGCGAGCGCTCGCTCGTCTTCCAGTGCGTCCAGGAACGTGGCCGTGCTGCCGTCACCAATCGTGGCATCGAGGCTGATCGCGCCCCAACGATTCGAGAAGGCTGCGAACGCAGCGCTGATGAACTGCTTGGCGACCTGCTCGATCTCGCGCGGGTGAACCCGCCCCTCTCGGATCGCCAGGTAGACGTCGCTCATGATGTCGTCGCGGAGCATGGGGTCCACGCCGCGCGGAACAGCGCGCGCTATCCGCCCGAAGATCGGATCTTTCAGGGCGAGCTGGGCGGCGCTCATGCGGGCACCGCCTCGGCACCGACATCGTCGTATGCCATGAGGAATGCCTGCTTCAGCGCCAGGGCACGATCGTCTCCACCGCCCTTGATCCCGACCACGTAGCTCGCCCACCCCTGCTGGGTTTCCTTCAGCAGGGCGCGCAGCAGGCGGTCGCGGTCGGGCGCCTCCCGGTTGATCGACAACTTCGTCAGCGCGAGGAACGTGGACGCGCCCGCGTTCAGCACCTCATCCGGGAAAGCCTCGGCCATCAGCGTAAGTGCATCGAGGCACATCCTCTCGCCATGCTTGCGCATGGTCCGCTTGATCGATTCGACGAAGGCGACAGCGCCCGGCACCCACGAATGCGATCCGGTCGTCCGCGAGACCGTGAAGCCGGCCGCCTCGACCACCCGCCGCACGGCCAGCGCCTCCGCATCGCCGCCGGCTGCCGCCGCCTGGAAGTCGTCCAGCTGGTTGATGGCCTTACGAACGCGGTTGATCTGGACGAACATCGTGGCCTCGTCGGCGACGCCGGCATAGGTCGAGATGCAGCACGGCAGGAACTGGATGTCGCCGCGCAGCTTCGCCGCCGCGAGCCGGTGCTGACCATCGATCACGTAGAACGCGTCTTCACGCTTGGACACGACCAGCGGCTGGCACATGCGCCAATCCCAGTTGGCCGCGATCTTCCGGATGAGCGCCTGCGACGACTTGGTATCCGTCGACCGCTGATAGCTGTCATCGATCTCCAGTTCGCTTGGATGCCGGTTCTCGATCGACGGTGGACGGCCTTTCGCCGGGGGGAACGGGCGCTGCGGCTTCGGCTCGGGTGGCGCATTCATGGCGGCCTCCTGGATTTCAGCCAGATCGCGGCTGAGAAAATGAACGCTACCCATGGGGCACCGCCTTGCTGTCGCCGTCGGCGCGGGAGACCTCGTAGCGGCCTGCCCACTCTTCGGCCGTGCTCGTGCTGGTGACCGCGAGGTACAGTTCGTCGCGCACGATCTCCCGCACCCGGGCTTCCTGCTCGGGGGTGAAGGGGCGCGTTACGATCGGCGGCGTCTCAGTGCCTTCGGGGATGATCGCCCACACGCCCGGACGCTCCCCCGCGCCTACGGGGTCACCGTTGCTGTTCATGCCGCCCTCGCCTGCCGATTGGCATATTCGGCTTCGACCTGACCCCAGGTCCAATCCGGGTGGCGGTTCCAGATCGAGGCCGTGTGGCGCATGGCGTCGCGCAGCTTCGAGAGGTGCCCGAGGTCGGCCGTTACCTGCCGCTGGCGCAGGTTGATCAGAGCCTCGAACTCGCTGCGGGTGAGCGCATCGGTGTCCTTGACGTTGTGCGCCTCGTCGTCGAGCGCATAGGCGGCGCGCAGGCCGAACATGGACATTTGTCGGTTCGACCGATCACCGGCATTCCGGGCAACGCGGATCGCGCGCTCCTTGATGCGGCGGCCGAGGTCGGCGCGGATGCACTGGTCGGCCAGATCGGGGTTGGATTTCACCTGCTCAATCGCGGTGTTCAGGGCCTCGTGACGGTTCACGACGCCGTTGCTCTGGTTGGCCTCGGTGGCGGCCGAGATGATGTCTCCAAGGGTTTCCATTATGCGCAGTCCTCCTGAAGGCGGGCGATCAGCGCCTGCCGGTTGGTCTCGGCCGCGGGCAGGCCAGCGGCAAAATCGTTGATCCACGCGCGCGCCGCGTCGACGGTGCCGGGCTGGAAGCCCTCACCCAAGAAGCGGCCCCACCACGCCAGAAGCTCGGCAGCACTGGCGCCGGCAACCAGCGCCTCGATCGCGTCGACGGCCGCCAACATCCGGCGCCCCTCCTCGGGATCGTGGAGCGGAGGGCCGGGCTCGGCCGGCGGCTCGGGCGATGGCGGCGGGGCTGGATCGTTCGCGGGCGTGGATTTCATCCAGCCCTTCAGATCGTCCGTCTGGAATGCCCAGCTGTTGCCGTCCTTCCGCGCGCCAGGGATCGCTCCGGTGCGGGCGATCTTCGCCAGCCGAGGCGGATTGATGCCCGTCACCCGGCTCGCCTCGTTGATCAGCACCTCTTCGGAGTTGCCGAAGCGATCATCGGGGCGGCGGTCCGGCACATGGCCCGCGACCAGCGGCAGCGGCTTCGCGGCGGGCTTGCCGATCGCGGCCACCTTCATCGTGGACGTGTTGCCGTGACGATCGAGGTAGAGGCGCGTGGCGTCACTGTCAGAATTTACAGTGACCGGCTTGGGCCGCAGCGACCCGACCAGCGGCGTACTGACGAAGCACCTCCGAGCGATCTCCCGGTCGCTCCATGCCGCCCATTCCGGATCGTTCAGGATCGTCACCACGGCGCGGCGCTTGTCCATGTTCGTGCGCCGGTAGCCATGCGCGGCGTTGGCACCGACCGAGTGCAGCACCGCGTCGCGCTTGGTGCCTTGGCGAACATCCGCCTCGATCCGGTCCAGCTCGAGCAGCTCATGGGCCATGGCGCGGTGGAAGCCGTCCGCCAGCCAGTAGTCTGTGCCGTCGTAGAATACGGTGACCGGCGGCAGCGATGCCCCGTCAACCATAGCCTCGGCATATTCCCGGGCCACGTCCGTGCTGATGTGGTCGCGCGGCTGGGTGCCGCCGTCGCGGCGCAGCGATGTGAGGGGGATCATCGTCACCGCCAGATCCCCCGCCCGCAACGGTGGCAGTGCGGGGGCAAGCCCCGGCTGACGTCCACGCCCATCCGGGCGGCGCGCCGCTTCCGTGCGATCAGATCGCTGGCGTCGAAGGCGTGGAAGCCGAGCCAGCAAAGGATGCGCTGCAGGCCGATCATTCCGACACCTCGGCACGCTGCGCCCATGCGAAGCCGACCTGCATCATGCTTACCTGGAAAGCCCCTTGGGCGATTCCGCGGAAGTAGTCGGTGACGCCGGCCCATCGGAGCAGGAGCGAAAGCAGGAGTGCCGCGAGGCACGGGACCAAAAATGCGAGCGCCCACCGCGCACGGGCGCTCATGCCAGCACCGAGAAGGCAATGAAGCCCAGATCGAGGATGAAGAAGACCGCGCCGGCGGTCAGCATCGCGACATCAAGGCGGCGCCAGTCGCGATCGCTGACGGGCTGGTCGATCGAGTTGAGGAAATCGTTCACTGCGGCGAGCATCTGCCGGGCGCGTGCGCCGGCCGTCGCGCCGAAGCGCTGCATGGTCATCAGCATGGGGAGATCTCCAAACCGGGGCGTTCATGGCGGCCGCACCAGCTTTCCTGGTGCGTGACCGGGAAGAGGCTGCACTGGTAGGTGGTCAGCTCAAGGTCATCGAGCGGGTTGGAGCAGAGAGCGCTCGGCATGCAGTACCGCATGAGGGCCTCGCTGACCGTTGGAGGGCCAAGGCAGCAGTCGCCGAGCGAAGCCGCATCGCCCTCGTGGCGATCCCAGAAGCGGCAGGTTGCGCAGGTGTCAGCCATGGGCGGCCTCCGCGCGTTTGAACTCGCCGCACCATTCGGTGCCGAAGGTCGCGGGGTAGAGCGTGGCGCGGTGGACGTCCGCCGCGCTGGCGACGTCCTCACGATCCACGACGAACCCGCCGAAGCCCGGCTGCCGGATCGCCATCCGCGCCATGTGGTCGACGATCTGCGGCGGGCGGCGGCGGCACCATCCATGGGCGTCGTTCCCGTCGGCCTGCATGATCGACGTGATTTCGTCGTCGCACAGCCAGAAGCGACAGGAGCTGCAGCACTTAGCCATTGTCGGCCTCCGTCGTCAGCGGCGGGTATTCCATGCTGGCCAGCGTCCGGCTGCCGAGCATGCTGGCGGTGTCCTCGATCAGGCTCCACACGATCTCGGGGTGGTGACCGTCGAGCGAGTGGCCCTGACCGAGCATCTGCGCCAACACGAGAAGCCGGACGGTCTGCCCGGCTATCGTTTCAGCCGGCGTTCGGAGGATCTGATCCTCAAGCGCGGTAAAGGCATCGAGTGCGGCGCTGTGCGCCTCGTCGTTCACTGCGCGGTTGGCTGCTTCAATTGCGGCGTCGCGCTCGTCGAGCCATGCGCGATGAGGGTCAGCCCCGGCGAGCAGGCGCTGGGCTTCGGCCTCCATCATGCTGTCCCAGCAGTCGGTGTCCCGTCCGCCACCGTGAGCGACAAGGTACTTCCTGGCGAACGCGAGACCGTCAGGACAGGGCTGCGCCATCAGCGCGGCCTCGGCGCTATGGCGAGCATCGGCGAGCCGGTTGCTTTCATCCCACGCGGCCCGCGGTACGGGCGGCAGTGCGCTATCGATATGCGCGGCGTCGAAGTCGCGTTCGGCGAGATCCGCGGCGAGGTAGGCCGCGTGGAGAGTGGCCCAGGCGCTCATGCCGCCGCTCCAATACCCAGGGCATCAGCGCTCCGGCGGGCCAGGTCGGCATCGCTGTCGATCCGGCCGATCAGATAGTGGGCGTCTCGCGCAAGCCAGATCACCGCCTCATCGCCAACGCCTTCGGCCATGACGATTTCGACTTTGCGGCGGTACGCCGCCTGATCGGGGGCGAGCGTGCAGATCAGCTTCCTGATCGCGCGCATGTTGCAGAACCGCTCGGCGAGAGCCTCGGACAGGGCTATAGCCTCTGCCAACAAGCCTGCGGGCTCTTGTCCCAGCTCGCGGAGCCGGAATGTCTCCTCGTCAGCGATGTCGCCCAAGCGAAGCACAGCGCGCAGATCGCCATGAGAGCGCTCATAGGCGGCAAGGTTCTGCTCCCATTCGATGTGGAGAAGCTCGTTCATCGCGTGGACGAGGAGGGCGTCCTTCCCATCCAGATCGTCAACTTTGCGGTAGAGGCCGTAGACGCCTGCCTCGACCATCGTGCGGTCGACCCAGCGGTCGGACATAATCGCAAGGCTTAGCTGGAGCTTTGTCAGCACGCCGGGAATCGTCGTCGCGAAGTTCTGGCCGACAACCGCCTCCAGCTCCTGCTGGGCAGCGTCCCCATCCTCTATCGCCTTCTCGATCTCCGGCTGAGGCCGGCCTGCGTCCCAGCTGTAGATCCAGGCCCGGTTCGCCCGGATATTTTCGAACGCCTCCAAGATTGCGCCGTCGGGGTTCTCAGGATCGAATGTCGCGGGAGCGCTCATGCCACCACCTGCCGAGCGGAGGCTTCCAGCACGATGCAGCCGCTACCCGCATGCAGCTTGCCAAGCATTCGGACGGCGCGGGCAATATACCGCCGGCCACGCGCGCGCGCCTTGACCCGGTGATATGCGACGCTCGCGGCCGCATAATCGGCCTGAAGCTCGTCCGAGCCTTCGAGATAGATTTTGGTGAGACCGCCGCCCTCCACCAGTGCGCCCTTCGGCGTGATGAAGATGCGGCCCTCAGTCCGAAGGAAATCGCGAACTGCCTGCGTTATCTCGCGATCTTGCCCGGCAGCGGCGCTGGTGAGCTGGCGGCGAAGCACTTGGCGGTGGCCGGCCCAATCGAGATGGCCGACCAACGCGTCTATACGGCGGCCGCGCTCGTCCATGTGGCGATCACAGACGCGGCCGATGCCGAGCGCGTCAGGATCGTTGGAGTTGTCGGGGATCGACACGGACCCGCCGACGGATGCGAGCGCGGCGCACCAGAGGGCGCAGTATCTCTCGGGATTGCCGACGACCTCGTCCAGCCACTCAAGCTGCTGATCGAGTGGCGGCACGCACTCGAGGGATGGCCCCCATGCATAGTCGCTGAGATTGATCTGGGGGTCTGAAGACGTCGGCGCGGATGGCGCTGCCAACGAGACGGCTGATGTAGCCACGGGCATTCTCCTGCCTTCGAGAAAGCAGGATCAGACCGGAGCGTTATGGCCGCTCCACGAGACGTCGCATGGTGCGCCGGCATGGTCCTGCATCGTCAGTTTCGGCGAACCTGCGGGCAGGTGGCGTCGGCTGATGAGCACAGGATAGGCGGGCTATTTCCCGCGTCAAGCGTTAGATGCGGGCAATTGCCATCATAAGGTGAGAAGCTCTGACCAAGGCAGAACACGGTGCACTGCTGAGATCCGCGATGTCTCAATCTTGAACCGTATCGGCGGGTTGAATTGCTCCAGCTCGACGAAGGCGGCAGTACGGCGGACCAGTCGCTTCACCAGCACCGAGCGCACCTCGTGCCCTGCTTCGAAGTCAGGTTCCGCCACTTGGACGATTACGTCGTCGCCGATGTTTGGCGGGCGACGCGGGCTGACGTAGACCGCCTCGCCTGGCTCAAAGCGCGGACTCATCGACGATCCGACGACGTAGAGCGCGTAGATCTCACGCTGCCGATCAAGAGCAGGAAGCCGGCGCATGTAGCCAACGACTTCGCCGGGCTCGACGATTGTCTGCTCGATTGAGAGGGGCTGTTGGGTGTCGGTGTCGATCACTAGGTCCGCTCCGAGAGCGGTGCCAAGGATCGGCACATCGGCCGGCAGGTCTGTAGACGGGGGGATTAAGTCCTTGGGCGCCAGTACCGCCTCATCCTCGTTGAGAAGCTCAGACGCGCTAAGACCAACGACACCAGCCAACTTTGCAATGGTGTCCGCACTCGGCATTCTGCCGCGGCGCATGTCCCGTATAAGGTCAGGACGACCCGTAGCTTCGATCGAGACTTGCCGATCCGAAGAGATGTTTTTCGTCCTTGCAGCGGAGTCCATTGCGCGTTGCGCAATCAGTCGCGCTTTTTCGTCTTTGGTAATCTGCATGCGGCCCTCGATGTCGATGCGGGAATTATCCCGCGAATGATCGAGCTTGTCATCAGGGCAATTGCCCGCATATATTAAGGACATGTCCCGCACAGAGACGCCCCAGTCTGGAGAGCCGCGTTGAACCTCATGGCGCACCTGCGCGACCTCGCATCTGAATGGGCGACGGCGAACGGGCGAAGCCTGGCGCGGTTAGCAACACTCGTCGCCAACGATGGCAAGCTGTTCGATCGGCTGGCGACCGGCGCTGGCTGCACGATCGCAACTTACGAACGATTCATGCGGTTCTTTGCCGACCCGGCCAATTGGCCCGGAGATGCTCATTCTCCCGCTGTCGAGCAGAAGCTGCGAGCAGCCGGCGCCATCGAATGAGCCGCATCCGATCAATCCACCCCGGCCTTTGGACTGACGAACGCTTCGCTTCGCTGACGCCCCTTGCCCGCCTGCTCTTCATCGGCATCTGGACCGAATGCGACGACCAAGGCTCGTTCGAGTGGTCACCGCTGAAATTGAAGATGCGGCTGCTGCCCGCCGACGTTGCCGATGTCGCCGCGCTCCTGACCGAGATCGAGGCCGCCGGGTGCGTGATCAGTTACGAACTGGAGGGCCGTAAGCTCGGCGCGGTTCGGAACTTCTGCCGGTATCAACGGCCCAAAAAACCGAACTCGACCTACCTTCAGACAGACGAAGTTCGAAACTACGTCGCCCTTCACGCCCGCATAACGCGCGACGGTTCGGAACCGGTGGGGAACCAGTCCGGAACCGATGGGGGAAATCCCCGCCTGATGAAGGAGGAAGGAGGAAGGAGGGAGAGAAGACCCTCAGTATCTAGTAGAGAGGTGGTAAGCGCCGCGACGCGCGGCACTCGCCTCCCATCTGATTTTTCCATGCCGCCCGAATGGATCCAGTGGGCGCTCGACGATCAGGGGCTTAGCCGGACCGACGCCATCCGCGAAGGCGAGAGTTTCGTCGACTTCTGGCACGGCAAACCCGGCAAGGACGGCGTGAAGGTCGACTGGCTCGCAACGTGGCGCAACTGGTGCCGGCGATCTGACCGACCCCGCAGCAACGGCAAGGGCAAAGATCCCGACGACCCGCGCATGCTCGGCGGCGGGCGCCTCAATTCGCCATGCTGACTGCCTCGCAGATCCTTTCTGATGCCGGGATCACTCTCCGCAACCTCGGGCACGGCAACCACAAGACGACCTGCCCGCAATGCTCGGCAGCCCGGAAGAACAAGAGGGATCCATGCCTCTCCGTGAAGATCGACGCGGACGGTGTCCGCTGGAATTGCTGGAACTGCCCATGGAAAGGAGGACGAAGCTTTGACCCTACATCCGAGGCACATGGAATGGCTCGAGGCGCGTCTGCTGAGCGTCGAAGAAATCGATCGCCTGGGCATCACCTCGACCAGCGCAGGCGACAAATTCTGGCTGACGCTGCCCTACGTCGAGCACGGCAAGGTGGTGAACCACAAATACCGGCTGACGGGCGCCAAGCGGCACCGGATGGACCCGGGCGCGCCCCTCTGCCTGTGGAACCACGACGTGCTGCTATCGGAGGCGGTGAGCAGCGGTCAGGCGCCGGTGATAATCACGGAGGGGGAGTGGGACGCGATTGCCGCGATCCAATCCGGGTTCGAGCACACCGTGTCAGTACCCAATGGCGGCCCGAATGAGCCCTATCGCGGCGACATCGACGAGGACAACGACGCGGAGCGGTATCGCTTCCTGTGGCGCGCCAAGGCGCTGCTGGAACCCGTCGCCCGATTCATCCTGGCAGTCGACAGCGACGATGTAGGGCGGCTGCTCGCGGCTGAGCTAGCGCGCCGACTGGGGCCGGAGCGGTGCTGGTTCGTCGTGTACCCGGAAGGCTGCAAGGATCTGAACGAGGTTCTGGTGGCGCACGGGTCCGGCGCAGTGGCGCGCGTACTGAACGCCGCGAAGCCTTACCCCGTGAAGGGCCTGTACCGGCTCAGCGACTTTCCCGATCCGCCCCCCATGGAGGCTGCCGACCTCGGCATACCGGGCATGGATGATCCACCGCAGCTCGTTTTCGGCACGCTAAGCGTGTGGACCGGCTATGCAGGCGCCGGGAAGACCTCGCTCATGATGTTCATCATCGCCCATCTGCTCCGAAGAGGGATCAGCATCGCGATGGGCAGCTTCGAGACGCAGGTGAAGCCAATCCTACAAACGAAGCTCCGAGCGGCGCTTCTGCGGTGTTCGGACAAGGACACCACCAACCCCGCCTATGTGACCCCGGAGCGGCTCGCCGAGGCCGATCGCTTGCTGGAAGACCGTTTCCAGCTGATCGCCCAGGATCTGGCCGACGAAGAGCACGAGCTGACGCTTGAGGAGCTGCTGGAAAACTGCCGGGTAGCCGTCCTACGCGATGCGACGCGCCTGTTCATCATCGACCCCTGGAACGAGCTTGAGCACAAGCGCCGGGAGAACGAGACCGAGACCGACTACATTGGTCGAGCGATTCGGGCCTTGAAGTCGTTCGCCAGGTTGTACGGCGTTGCCGTCTGGATTGTCGCTCATCCGAAGAAGCCGATGAGTTGGGGGCAAAAGCCGGCGGCGCCGGGCCTCTACGACATCAGTGGATCGTCGCACTGGGCGAACAAGGCGGACTACGGCTTCGTCATCGACCGCCCGAACAAGGAGCGGCCGATCACCCACCTGTACGTGGTCAAGGTCCGCATGGGCCTCCCCGGTCGCGAGCAGCACGTGAAGCTGGAGTGGCACTGGCAGAACAGCAACTACCTGCCGCCAGCGGGTGCATTTCATGACAGCGAGGCAGAAGATGGATGAGATGATCTGCGGCATTTGCCGGTTCTGGAAGGCTGTCGACCACCGCGGCGATGACGGTGAGTGCCGCAAGCTGCCGCCCCGGATCGTAGACCAAGCTTTGGCTCATGACCTGGCCGACGAACCCGGCCTAGACCACGGAAGCATCTCGATAGCGACCCGCTTCCCCATCACCGACGTAGGAGACTGGTGTGGTGCTTTCGAGGCTCGACCGGCCCGATGACAGCACCACGATCCTGCCTTGCCGGCGCAGCCGCCGGCATGCGCGACCCGAACCCGGCGAATGCCCGGGCCGAGGCGAAGAAGGCGTGGCACCGCGACGGCCTGATCCTGATCAACCCTGAGTGGCTGAACAGCTGGGCCGACAAGCGCCAGGCCGAGATGCTGGCGGAGAAGCTGCATGGAAGGCGGGGGCGATGAGCTGGCGCCCCTCCAACGAGCGCGTTCTGATGCCGCGCATCGATACCCAGATCCGGATCCAGTGCCGTTCCTGCCTGGGCGACGGATGGTGCGATCCGCTGACGATGACGCGGCGCATGCAGCTGCGGTGCGTCACGTGCCGCGGAACGGGCGTGCAGACGATCATGATGATCGAACGGCGGGGCACCGACGAGCCTGCGGGGCAGCCGAAGAAATGAACCAGTTCAGCGTAGGGTGGGAGTAGCGGCATGGCGCGCAAGGGACGGAGTACCCGGCGGATCAGCAGGGCGACGGCGCAGGCGGCGCAGGCACCCGCACCGCCCAAGAAGGACGACGACAAGCTGGTCGGGCCGACGCCCGAGCAGGAGCAGCGCGGCAAGTTCGAGAAGAAGGCGCACACCAGCGAGATGGGGCAGCGCGTCGGTTTCGGATACCGGCGCCTGCCGCTGTTCGAAACCATGGCGACCGACCAGCGCCACGACATCTCGCGAGACGAACTGTCCGCATTGCGGTTCTACCGGACCGCGCACGACCGCAGCGACAGGTCGGCGACCCGCTCCTGCCTGGCGGTCGGCGCGGGTGGTGGCCAGCGCGGGAGCAGCGAAGCCACGGTGATGTCCGACGTGCCGTCGATCGTGGCGGCTCGCCAAAAGGTCCGCCTTTGCGAGCAGGCGCTGGGCAGCACCCTTGCGACGATCCGGGCGGTGGTTCTGGACGATCGATCGTTCAGCGACATCGCCATGGAGCGGTACGGCACCCGGAAGCGGGAGGGCACCATTCGGCAGGTGCCCACGATGTACCGGGGGAAGCCGCTGGTGATCGACGGCAAGCCGATCACGCGGACGGTCTACAGCGAGAAGATCCAACCCCGAAGCGGGCGCCACCGCGAGATCGTCCGGCGGGAGTTCCTGCTGGGCCTGAAGCTGCTCGCCGATCGCGTCCGGTCGCTGGTGTCAACGGCGGGCGATGAGGAGGTATGGATCCAGCCGGGAAGCGCCGGGGCGCGCATAGAGCGCGGCGCATGCGCGCCGAACGGCCTGTACCGCATGTGGGGCAAGAGCGGCGCGGTGGATGCCGTGATGCGGGATCTGCGGACCGAGCATGGTGACGAGTTGGCGTTCGCCACCCCCGAAGCAGCCAAGGCCGCGCTTGAGGCCGCCGGCACGAACCTGTCCCGCCTGGGTGAGGAGGAATTGAAGGTATGAGCGAGCCGGAGCTTCTGCGGCTGGCGGAGAACCCGACCATCGCCACCATCGAACGGATGATGGACATTCGCGGCATCGAGTGGCGGGCCGATTTCGAGGCCACGTGCGACGCCGCGTCCATCGCCCTGTTCGGGATCACGCGCGCCGACACGATCCGGCCGGAGCCGCACCCGGACCAGTTCGGCGGGAACCGCGGGCTGGCGCGGTATCACTTCGGCGGCAAGGATCTGGCCGACTATTCCGCCGTGATGGAGGCTTGGTTCCAGTGGGAGGCGGACACCGCCGTGCCCACGAGGGCCAAGGATGACGAGCTGGACGTGTTCGAGTTCTGGGAGGTGCTCGGCATCGACGTCATGTCCGATGATAGCCCGGTGCTGCGCTGCCTCCACTGCTTCGAGCGCCAGATGTTCATCGCCCTCAAGGGCCTCATGCCCGAAGCTAAGCTGACGTGGGACGGATCGGGATCGCGGGCGGCGCAGGACGCGGAGAGCTGGGGCGCGTCGCTCGCCGCCGAGGCGGCGAACTTCAGGTCGCGGCGGAACGTCCGCTAACGCCCAGTTGCGGACATTAGCCGGTTCGCCGATAACTGCGTTATGAGCGACGACAATCTGAGCTGGCTGGCCTCTTGGTATCTCGCCGAATGTAATGAGGACTGGGAGCACTCCTACGGCGTTAAGATTGACACGTTAGATAACCCCGGCTGGACGCTCGTCATCGATCTGAGGGAGACAAGTCTTGAGGGGCACCCGTTCGAGAAGTTGTCCGTAGGTGATCCCGCCAGCGATCTGAGCGAATGGAGGCGCTTAGGTAGTTGGTGGGTTGCCGAAGTCAGAGGTGGCAAGTTCGAAGCGTCGTGCGGACCTCTCGATCTTAGCGACGTGATCGGCGTGTTTCGGTCATGGGCTGAACTGGCGAACGGCAGCTAACCACCAATGTCGGACGTTGAGACTGCCCTTGCGCGGGGGCAACGCATGTGCCAAAGTAATCACCGTCGCTCATTGCGCCTCGAAGCCCTCCCTAGCCGGTGGGGCTTTCGCATATCTGGAGTTCGGGATGGGTCGTCTTTCAACGGCGCCGTCCCTCTTGGGCAAGCCGCCCCCTACCCTGTCGTCGCTCCCTGTTGATCCTGCTGGCGTCGAGCGCCAACGCAACGCCTTCAACCCACTGCGTGCCCTATACCGCACCGCCCGCTGGGCGCGCCTGCGCTGGGCCACGCTGACCCGGGATCGCTTCACGTGCCAGATGTGCGGCCGCCTGGTGGGCGACACGTCCAAGCTGGTCGCCGATCACCGTCGCCCGCATCGCGGCGACCTCGCCCTGTTCTGGGATCCCGAGAACCTGTGGACGCTCTGCGCGTCCCCCTGCCACTCGAAGCACAAGCAGCGGATGGAGCAGGCGCCGGAGATGCGGTGACCTAAGGCCTAGGTCTCGGCCGCGGTGATGGCGGCGGAGACGTCGGCGGAGTAGGTCGGGGCGGTTGCGGCACCGGCCGAGGGGGCGGTGGCTCGCCGCGGGCTCCTCCCCCTCCCCAGCCGGGGGTCGTCTGATAGGATGGCGACATGACGACTCCCAACTACGCAAGCGCAGATCCGAAGGTGTTGGAAGAGATCATCCGAGAGGCTGAGTCGCTTCTTGCCGGTCAGCTTACGGCGGCCACCGCGGCTGATCAACGCGCCCTTACCTTCGCCGGCCTGCTGGTGGCATCGGTTGCTGCCTTCCTAAGCTTCTCCGGCACCGCGAAACTCGCGACGCAGCCATCTCTTCTCGTCAGCGGAACGCTCTTAGCGGCCGCGGCTATCATCGCGTTCTGGAGCGCCGCTCCGGGCTCTTGGGACTACACGGGCAACATGCCAAGCGAGTGGAAGCACGACATCGATGGACGGCGAGCGCTGGGGTCTTCCATGGCTGAGATGGCCGAGCACTACGATGCTGCGATAGCGCGGAATTACAGGCGCATGCGCCGCGCTGCCATCGCGATCCGCACGAGCATGGCGGCCGCGGGCCTCGCGATGATCGTCGCCATCCTGACCCTGTGGGCGCGCTACCTGGCCGCGTAGGCAAACTCATCAAGGGCGGGGGGCGGGTCAAAAGTCCGGCAAGCCCCGGTCTCCTGAACCGCCCCTCGTCCCACGCAGAGATTATTTCCTCGCTCACGTTCGAGGGTGCGTACTTTTCGCCGGAGGTGACCGCCCATGGCGAACCGTAAAACTGCTTCCGACTGGATGCGGATCGAGCTGGAATACTTGGCCGGTGAGGATTCGATCCGCGAAATAGCTGATCGATATGACATTTCCGAAGCCACTATTCGGAAGCGCGCGAAGGCCGCCGGGTGGCTGCGGGCGGCCAAAAAGGTACGCAAACCGCTCCCGGTGCGTACTTTGCTGGTTCCCGCCGGTGAGCGCCCCGAACCCGCCCCGGTGCCCGATGCCAGCGCCATCGCCGAGCGTGGGCGCGGTCTGGTTGCCCGCATGCTGGACGAACTGGACGCGACGACGACGCACCAGGGCGAGCTTGAGGATGCGATCTGCGCCGAAACCGACGACGACGAGAACGACCGGCGCCGCGACGGCATGATGGCCGCGATCAGCCTCGGCGGCCGGGCCAAGACGCTGAAGGAACTCGCCACCGCGTTCAAGACGCTGAACGAAGCCGCCGCGCCGCAAGGCAAGAAGGCCCAGCAGCAGGACAGGGCCGGCAATGTCGCTGCTCGATACCGCCCGATCGCCCCGCCCAGCCGGGGCTTGGTGAACTAGCGTGGCAACCTGGACGACTGCATGCCCAGACTGGCGGGATCGCATCCGCCAGCGACGTTCGCTGATCCCATTCGCACCCCTGTTTCCCGATACTGCCGCCGCAAAGATGGCCGTGTTCACGTCGCTGCGGATCACCGACCTGCCCGGCCAGCCCACGATCGGCGAAGCCTGCGAGCCTTGGATCCTCGACTTCGCCGCCGCCATCTTCGGCGCCTATGACGAGGTCACCGGCGAGCAGCTGATCACCAACGCCCTGCTGCTGGTCAGCAAGAAGAACACCAAGTCCACCATCGCCGCGGGCGTGATGGTAACCGAGCTGATCTGCGGCTGGCGCCACCACGACGAGAACCTGATCCTCGCCCCCACCAAGGAAGTGGCGGACAACAGCTTCGGGCCGGCCGCTGCGATGATCCGGGCCGACCCGGATTTTAACGACCTTCTGCAGATCCAGGACCACCTGCGGTTGATCACGAACCGCGACACGAAGGCGAAGCTGAAGGTCGTCGCGGCCGACAAGAAGACGGTCGCCGGCAAGAAGGCCAGCCGGGTGCTGGTCGATGAGCTATGGCTGTTCGGCGAGATTGCCGGCGCCAGTGCAATGCTTGGTGAAGCGACCGGAGGGCAGATCGGGCGGCCGGAGGGGTACAGCCTCTTCCTCACCACCCAGTCCGACAAGCCCCCGGCCGGGATGTTCAAGGACAAGCTGACCTACGCGCGCGAAGTCCGCGACGGGGCCGTTGACGATCCGAAGTTCCTGCCGGTCCTGTACGAGTTCCCGCCGGAGATGCTGGCGGCGGGCGAGCATCGCGATCCGGCCAACTTCTACATCACGAACCCGAACCTCGGCGTTTCGGTCAGGCAGGACTGGCTGGAGGAGGAGTTCGTAAAGGCGGAGGCCGCCGATCCCGGCGAGCGCCAGGTATTCTACGCGAAGCACCTGAACGTCGAGATCGGCGTGGGGCTTCTGCACGATGCCTGGGCCGGGGCCGGCTACTGGGAGAAGGCTACCGACGAGACGCTGACGTTCGACGAGCTGCTGCGGCGTTCGGAGGTGATCGTTGCCGGCATTGACGGCGGCGGGCTGGACGATCTGCTCGGCCTCACCCTGCTCGGGCGGGAGAAGGACACCAACATCTGGCTCTCATGGTCCCACGCATGGGGGCACCTCGACGTCTGGGAGCGCCGGAAGGAAATCGTGCCGGCGCTCGACGGGTTCGTTCGCGATGGCGATCTGACCAAGTGCGAGGATCCGACGCAGGACATCATCGGCCTCGCCGATCGATTGCAGACGGTGCTGGAGGCGGGGCTGTTCCCCGAAAAATACGCGGTTGGCCTCGATCCGATCGGCGTCGCGGCAATTATCGACGAACTGATTTCCCGGGGCTTCACGCAGGACCAGCTCAGCGCCGTTGCGCAGGGCTTCCGGCTGAATGGCGCGGTGATCGGCAGCGAGCGGAAGCTCAAGGACGGCACGCTGCGCCATGCGCCCCAGCCCCTGATGGCGTGGTGCGTCGGCAATGCGAAGGCCGAGCAACGGAGTAACGCCGTGGTGATCACCAAGCAGATCTCGGGCAAGGCGAAAATCGATCCGCTGATGGCGCTGTTCGATGCCGTCACGCTGATGACCCGCAACCCGGAATCGGGCGGCGGCTCACTGGACGACTTCATCACGCAGATGAAGAGCGCTGCCTGATGGGTATCGGCACCTGGGTAGGGTCCACCCTCCGCTGGCTCGGCGGCGGCGACAATAACGGGAAGCTCAGCGGCGCGCCGGAGGATGAACCATCGCGCCGCGCGATCAAGTACGGGTCGTCGATCGACAGCGCCGGGCAAGCGGTCAATCAGAAGACATCGCTCGGCCTGCCCGCTGCATGGGCCTGCGTGAAGCTGAAGTCCGAGGTCGTCGGCTCGATGGGTATGGGCGTCCACGAGAAGGCGAACGACGGCGGCCGGATCGATCGCGGCGACCACTGGCTTTACGATCTCGTCCATGAGGAGCCGAACCGGGATCAAACACCGGCCGAGTTCTGGTCGGGCATGGTCGCCTGCATGGATCTCTGGGGCAACGGGTACGCGGAGAAGGAAACGCTCGGCCTGCGCACCACCGCGCTGACGCCGCTCGCGCCGGATCTGGTGACCGTCGCCCGCAACAGCAGCAACGAGCGCGTCTATCGCTATTCCGACCGCGGCAAGATCGAGGAACTGCCTGCCCAGAAGATCCTGCACCTGCGCGGCATGACGCTGGGCGGCGACGTGGGCCTGTCCGCCATCGAATACGGCCGGCGCACGCTGGGCGGGGCGATGGCCGCCAATCGCACCGCCGCCGACACGTTCCGCAGCGGCTTGCAGATGGCCGGTTTCATGGACGTCGGGCACGGCCGGCTCAGCCCGGAGCAGCGTGCCGACCTGATTGAGATCTTCGATGCGTTCACCGGCCAGGCAATGCGCGGCCGGATCGTTCCGCTGGAGAAGGACTTCAAGTTCAACCCGCTGAAGATGAACCCGGCGGAGGTGCAGCTGCTCGAATCGCGGGCGTGGGACATAGAGGAAATTTGCCGGTGGTTCGGCATGTTCCCGATCCTGATCGGGCACGCCGCCAAGGGCCAGACGATGTGGGGATCCGGCGTCGAGCAGATCCTGCTCGGCTGGCAGACGCTCCTGCTGAACCCGTTGCTGCGGAACATCGAGCAGTCGGTGAAGAAGCAGCTGCTCCCGATGGCGGATCGCAAGAGGATCTATCCGGAGATCAACCGCGAGGCGTTGATGGCTGCCGACAGCGCGGCCCGCGCCGCGCTCTATTCGGCCTTCGGCCAGAACGGCGTCATGTCGCGTGAAGAAATGCGCGCGAAGGAGAATATGCCGGCGAGGCCCGCGAACGGCTTCCTGACCGTGCAATCGAACCTCGTGGCGCTGGACGATCTCGGCAACGGGCCGAGCGCGGAGCAAGGCGCGCGATCGGCGCTGATGAACATGCTCGGCGGAGACGTCGAGGCGCTGATCGACGCCAAGCTGCGGGCAATCGGCCAGCCTCAACCACCATTTCCCGGGGAATGACGATGAACATTCTGTCCGCCTTCGGGCGTAAGCACAGCGGTGCCCTGAAGGTCCGCGACTTTGATTTCGAGATCAAGGCCGTCGCCGATGATGGCGGCTTCAACGGCTACGGCTCGGTATGGGACGTGGTCGACAGCTACCAGGAGATCGTCGCCCGCGGCGCGTTCACTGATAGCCTTGCCGACATCGCCGCCAAGGGTCGCCCGGTCCCGGTGCTGTGGCAGCACCGCAGCAGCGAGCCGATCGGCATCTGGACCAACCTGCGCGAAGACGATCACGGCCTGTTCGGCGACGGCAAGATCCTGCTGGATGCCGGCGAAATGGAGCGCCGCGCCTACGCGCACATGAAGGCCCGCACGGTCACTGGCTTGTCGATCGGCTACTGGGTCCGCGAGAGCAGCTACGACGAAAAAACCGGCATCCGCACGCTGACCAAGCTGGATCTGGTGGAAATTAGCCTCGTCACCTTCCCGGCGAATGATGACGCCCGGGTCGAGGCGGTGAAGTTCAAGCTCGCGCACGGCGAACTGCCTAGCGAGCGGGAAATGGAGAAGTACCTGCGGGAGGTAGGCTTCTCCAAAACGCGGGCCGCCGGCTTCGTCGCCCACGGCCTGTCGGAACTGCGTCGGAGGGAGTCCGAACGCGATGCGACGGAAGCACCGGGCCTGAAGGCCCTTTCGGACACCCTGGCCAGCTTCAAGCTGTAGCCACCCTTCCAAGGACAACGACATGACGAAGATGGTTTCCGCCGCGGCGATGTACGCCGGGGCTGCTCTGGCCGTGAGCAACGCCCCCGAGTTCGGCCGCAAGGATGGCGCGGGCGAAGGCCCGTCGCTCGATCAGAAGCTGGCGACCGCGCTGGGCGAGGTGAAGGCGTTCGCCGAGGAGTTCAAAGCCAAGAACGCCAGCGGCGAGCAGATCTCCCAGTCGGCCAAGGAGAAGGCGGACGAGGCGATCGTCAAGCTGACCGAGGTCCGTGGCGAGGTCACGGAACTGTCGCAGAAGCTCGCGCAGATGCGGCGTGGTGGCGAGGATGAAGCGCCGCAGCTGAAGACGCTCGGCCATGAGGTCGCCAACAACCAGGAGGTGAAGGACTATGCGGCCAACGGCTGCAAGGGCACCATCGGCTTCTCGGTCAAGGCGATCACCAGTGCGAGCGGTTCGGCCGGCAGCCTGATCCGTCCCGATCGGCAGACGGACATCGTCGGCTTCCAGCGCATGGGCCTTCGCGTCCGCGATCTGCTGACGCCGGGCCGGACCGAGGGCAACTCGATCGAGTATGCCTACCAGACGGTGCGGACCAACAATGCCGCCGGCACGGCGGAAACCACGCAGAAGCCGGAGTCGGCCTATGGGTGGGACGTCGCGCAGTCCCCGGTGAAGACGATCGCCCACTGGGTGCCTGTCTCGCGGCAGGCCATGGACGACGTGCCGCAGCTGGAAAGCCTGATCGACGGCGAACTGCGCTGGGGCCTGGACGACGCGGAGGATGCCGAACTGCTGCTCGGCGACAACACCGGCGCGCATCTGAACGGCCTTTATACGCAGGCCACCGCCTACTCGGCCCCGCTCACGATCGCCGGCGCCACCCGCATCGATCAGCTGCGCCTCGCTCTCCTGCAGGTGGAACTGGCCGATTATGCGCCGGACGCGACCGTGATCCATCCCACTGCATGGGCGGGCATCGAGCTGACCAAGGATGCGGCTGGCGGATATATCTTCGCCAACCCGCAGGGCCTGGCCGGTCCCGTTCTCTGGGGCCGCCCGGTGGTGTCCACCAAGCGCATCGGCGTCGGCAACTTCCTGGTCGGCGCGTTCAAGCTCGCCGGTCAGATCTTCGATCGAATGGATACCGAGGTCCGCATCTCCGATCAGGACCGCGACAACTTCATCAAGAACATGCTGACCGTGCGGGCAGAAAAGCGCCTGGCGCTCGTCGTCCGCCGCCCCGGCGCGCTGGTGAAGGGCGCGCTGATCTAAGCCACTCGCCTCCCCCGCGAGAGCCTGAAGGGCGGTCCTGGTTGGGCCGCCCTTCCATTTTCGGAGATCCGATATGAGCAAGAACGCATTCGTGCTGGACGATCATTATGGCGACGACGGCTACGTCACGCCGGGGATGATCCTCCGCGACGTCACCAGCAAGCGGTTCGAGGTGCTGGAGAAGCAGGGCCTCGTCCGGGAAGCCACCAGCGAGGAACTGAAGGACGGGTACACGCCCCCGTTCGAGGCCGGCGCTGCCGAGAAGGAAGCGGCGAAGCCCGACAACAAGCAGGCTCCGGAGGCCCCGAACAAGGCCGCGCCGAAGCCTGCGACCAAGGCCGCCTGATCGTGGCCCGGTCAGCGGCTCGCTCGCGCGGCTATATGGTCGTGAGTACCTTCACGACCCTGCCGACGATCACCGGCACTGCGCAGGTCGGGCAGACCCTGACCGGCACCACCGGCACCATCGTCGGCGGCACGTTCACCAGTCGCCGCTGGCTGCGTGATGGGGTCGCGATCAGCGGCGCCACCGCCGCCACCTACGTCGTGCAGGCGGCGGATGTCGGCAAGCGCATCTCGCAGGAGGTCACCGCCACAGTGACGGCGACCGGCGGCAAGGTGTCGCGGCTGTCCGCGATGACCGCGATCGTGATCGCCTGATGCGTGTCTTCGTCGTCACCCCGCCCACCTCCGAGAGCCTCGAATACGACTTCAAGCGGCATGTCGGGTTTGAGGTGGACGAGGATGACGACGGCGCGGGCATCTACTTGGCGGCTGCGCTGCGGCATCTGGACGGACCCGGCAAATGGCTCGGCCGCTGTATCGGCGAGCAGACGCTGGAAGCCCGCCTGGACGGGTTCGGCTTGGGTGAGATCCGCCTGCCCTATCCGGAGATCCTCGCCGTGGCATCGGTGAAGTACGTCGATCCGGCAGGTGTGGAACAGACGATCGATCCAGCAGCTTACGAGCTGCTCGGCCATCACCTGGCGCCGGTCTATGGCGCCGCTTGGCCGACGCCGCGGATGCAGCGGGAGGCGGTCCGGATCCGCTATCAGGCAGGATACCGCGATCCTGCGCCGGGCACGTCCGGGATCCCGTCCGATCTGCAGGCCGCCATCTTCCTGATGGCCGCCGACCTGTTCCGCTCGCGCGAAACCTTCACCGCGGGCGTGTCCGTCGCCACGGTGCCCATGTCCACGCCGGTGGAAACGTTGCTCTGGCCTTACCGGGTGTTCCACTGATGCGCCCGGCAGCAGGCAGCCTGCGCAGCCGCATCACGTTCCAGCAGAAGCTGGTGCCGGAGGGCCTGACCAGCGCCGGCAAGGAAGGATGGGTGCCCGTCGTAACGGTTCGCGCCGAGGTACGTGACGTCCTGCCCAGCCGTAGCGAGCGGCTGTCGGAGGGAATGACGATCGCCGCCCGCCCCGCCCGCATCCGGATGCGCTACCGCACCGACATCACCTCCGACATGCGGATCCTCCACGGCAACCGCGTGATGCAGATCACCGCCGGGCCGGCTGAGATTGGCAATCGCGAGGCCCTCGAATTGATGGCCGAGGATTATTCCACCGCGGGTGGTGACGCATGAGCGCGACCATGAAGGGCCTGAGCGAAGCCCTCGCCGCGCTCGCATCGCTGCCGGAGAACCTGGAGCGCAACATCCTGCGCGGCGCGGTGCGTGCCGGTGCTGAAGAATATGCCGAAGGCGCCCGGGAGGGATGCCGTTCGGCCGAGGTTCGGGCGACGATCAAGGTCAGCACCCGCGCGGAACCCGGCGTCGTTACCGCCAAGGTCCAGACGAAGGGGCCGGGATCGTACAAGGCTCCCTGGCTCGAGTTTGGCACCGATCCCCATTTCATCAGCGTCGATCCGGAAATCAGCGGCGGGCGAACGGCGCGGCGCGTGAACCGGCTTGTTGAGGACGGCAAGACGGGCGTTGCCGACACGCTGGTGATCAACGGGAAGCCTGTCGGCAAAACCGTGGAGCATCCCGGCGCCCAGGACTTCCCGTTCATGCGCCCGGCGGCCGACACGCGCGGCCCCGCCGCGATCGCCGCAGTCGGCAACTATATCGGCGCCCGGCTCACGAAGGAGGGCCTTACCACCCCCGCCCCGCCGGAGCCTGAAGAATGAGCGGCGTTGTCATCGCAGGCGGCCTTCTGCACGCCCACGCGCCGCTCGTCGCCGTGGTTCCCCGCGCCCAGATCAAGGCGTGGCAACTTCCGCTCGGCGCTGAGCTGCCCTCGATCATGATCAAGCGGGTGAGCCGGACGGAGCATCAGTTCCTTGCCGAGCAGCGCGTGCGGCTGGTGACGGAACGGGTGCAGGCGACGATCCGCGCCGCCTATGGCGAGCAGCGCTCGACGATCGAGGGGCTGATCCGTGCCGCGTGGGCCGGGAAGTCCGGCACCATCTCCGGGTTCGCCAATGTCGCGGTGCTGCTGGCCGGCACAGGCCCTGATTTCGAGGACGAGGCCGCGACGATCTTCATGAGCAGCGTCGACGCCCGCGTGAGCTTCAACGAACCCGCCTGATCCACCCTCAACATTGCTGGAGACGACCATGAAGAAGCACGCCACGGCGCTGCGCGCCTTTTCGCATGCCGGTGACACCTTCGCGGACAAGCAGGTGATCCTGAACATGGACCCCGGCCAGTTCGCCGACTGGTCCGCCCCCGGTGTCGACCTCGTCCGTGAGGCGACCGACGCCGAGGTGGAAGCCGCGCGCGCCAAGGATGCGCCCAGCAAGCCGGCCTCGTCCAAGTCGAAGGACGCCGCCTAACCCCTTCCGCCCGCCGGGCAGAAAACCCCCGCTGATGCGGGTCACCACCCAGGAGAAATGAGATGCCAGGTTCTTCGACTTCGGCGGGCACCAAGATCGCCATCTCGGCGACGCTGCCCACCACCCCCGACGCGGCCGGCTACGGCGCCCTGTCCGCAATGACCGACATCGGCGGCGTCGAGAGCATTCCCGCCTTCGGCCCGAGCATCGCCGTCAACAGCTTCCAGCCGCTGGCCGGTCCGGTGGAAAAGCACAAAGGGCCGGTGAATTACGGATCCCTCCAGATTCCGATGGCGCTGGATAAGTCCGATGCCGGCCAGATCCTGCTGCGCACGGCGGCCGAGCCGGACAATAACGCGATGTATTCGGTCCGCGTGACCTATCCGAACGGCGACAAGCGGTATTTTCAGGGCCGCGTGTTCGGCTGGACCGAGACGCCCGGCGCCGCGACCAACGTGCTGATGGGGAACACCACGATCGAGGTGAACACCAAGGTCGTCAAGGTCGACGCCGCCTAACCCATCCCGAGATCCGGCGCCGCGACGCCGGCAATGCCCTCTGCACCGGCTCGCCCCGCTGTCGCGGCTATGGGGCGGGTCGGTGCGCCATCCTCCGCGAAGGAAACCCCATGGATATTACTCGTTTCAAGCCGTCCGCCACGGCGTTCATGCACCTCAAGTCGCCGGTGGACGAAGAGCCGCTGTTCGAGGCGGTGGGCGACGCCAAGGAGCCGGTCGGCATCACGTTCCACAGCGCCGGGAGCGCGGCCTATGAGGCCGCCTCGCAGAAGCGCACGAACCGCTCGCTGGTCCGCAGCAAGAAGAAGGTCGAGCTGACCGCCGATCTGCTCCGCTCCGACACGATCAACTTCCTCGTCGACGTCACGGTTTCGTTCCAGCACCTCGAATATCCGCCAGCGGAGGGTGCAACGGGCGAGGATCTGTTCAAGGCGCTCTACGGTGACCGCGAATATGGCTGGGTGGTCGAGCAGGCCAACGCGCACCTCGGCGACTGGTCCAGTTTTACGAAGGGCTCGGCGAAGAGCTGAGCCTTTACGCACGGCAAACCGCCTGGCTCCACGCCGTTCCGAGACGGAAGGATGCCAGCGGCAAGGAGACTGCGCTTCCCGCGCGATCTGAATCCTTCAAGCTGACGGGCGCGGAACCACCGTACCCGCCGCTCTCTGCAGAGGACGCCCAGCTCCGCATCTTCAACTGGCTCATGGAAATTGGCCCCGTGGAAGCCAACGGGATGGGCCGCTCGCCGATCGGGTGGCAGGCGATCGACGCATGGGCGAGGCAAACCCTCGCCCAGCCCACACCTTGGGAAGCGCGTCTCCTGCGGCGGCTCTCGGCTGATTATCTGGCCGAGAGCCACCGTGCCGAAGATTGTCACCATCCAGCGCCTTGGTGGCCGGAAAGCCTTGAGGTTGACCAGGAGGCCAACGAGCGCCAGCTTCGCGCCGTTCTAGGCTGAGGGGCTGGTGATGCGGGCATGGTTGGTGATGGCGGCGGCGGTCGCAACTGTCGCTTGCGGCCCGAGCGAGGTTGATCAAGCCATCAAGCGGTATGATACCGCCGTGGAAGCCGACGATCCTGCGGAACAAGTGCGCCAAGCCGAGCAAGTTGCTGCCGCCTATCTACAGGCAGGTGACGCCTCGGCCTTCAATGAATGGAAGATCCGGGCCGCCGCGGCGAGAACTGCAAGTTCCGTGCGGGCGATGGCGCCAGCAGACTCACTCGATGTGGATGATGCTGTCAGCGTCGGAAACCTCACGCCCGGATCCGCTGCTGAAAATGAGCGCAGTGGGGCCGAGATCGGGCGCGGCCAATACCGCGGCGAATAAACACCTACCTATCGAGATGGTATGAAGGGCGGTCCCGCGCGGGCCGCCCTTTTTATTTGAGGAGGCGCACATGGGCACCAAGATCGCCTCTCTCGAAATCGAACTTGCCATGGCCACCGGCGGGGCCATTGCCGATGTGAACCGCTTCGGCGGCGTCGTGGACAAGGTGAGCGCCGAGGCGATCCGCGAACTCGATCGCATCGACACCGCGATGAAGAACGTCGGCGGCCTTGATGCTGCCACCGCCAGTATGGTCCGCATGGCAGGCGCATCCGCCAAGACGGCTGTGGAGACTGCCCGCGAGCTGGCGCGGATCGAGCGCGCGGGCGAATCCATGGCCACTGGGCTTGAGCGGCAGCTATCCGTATTCGGCAAGACGGCGGAGGAGGTGCGCGCGCTAAAGGCCGAGACGGCCGCCTATGCCGCGAGCATCGCCAACATGCCTGAGCTGGCCGCTCGCATTCGCGAAACGGAGCAGGCCCTGGAGCGTGAGGAGCGCGCCGTCCGCCAAGCGGCAAGCGCCTATGAGATGTTCGAGGCGCGCGCCCGACAGGCGATGCAGGTCTATCAGAGCCAGCAGGCCGTCGAAGCAGCCGCCGCGAAGGAGCGCGAGGCGGTCGCCGTGCGCAATGCGGGCGTCGCCTATCAGATGTTCGAAGCCCGCGTGCGTGCCGGCGCAGAGGCCATGCGGGAGCAGGAAGCGGCGGCCGTGCGCGACGCGGCGGCTGTGGCGCGGCTTCGGGAACTGCTGGATCCGGCGGCCGCAGCTCAGGATCGGCTCAACCGTGAGATCGAGGAAGCCCGCCGCGTGATGATCGCGGCCGGCGCGAGCGCAGAGGAACTGGCGCGGGCCGAAGCCCTACTGACCCAGCGCTCGATCGGCGTCGTCGGTTCAACCGGCAACATGAAGATCGGCATGCAGCAGATGTCGTTCCAGCTGAACGACATTGCCACCATGTGGGCGATGCAGGCTCGGCCGATGCAGATCTTCGCCAGCCAAGCGGGGCAGGTCATCCAGTCCATGCAGCTGATGGCCGGCGAGTCGAAGGGCCTGCTCGGTCTACTCGGCGGCCAGTGGGGCATGCTCATCACCACCGCCGCCGTGGTTCTCGTTCCCCTGATCAGCAACATGATCAAGCTCGGCGACAAGACGGCTGAGGCAACGGACAAGCTCAAGAAAGAGGCCGAGGAGACCGAACGGTCCCGCGTTGCCCATGATCGTTTCAAAGCCAGCGCCGAGGGCGTCGCTGCGGCCATCCGTGATGGCACCGAGGCTACGCGGCAGTCGATCGCGGCAATGAACAGTTCCGCAGAGGCTGCGAACATCGAGGCGAACGCCAACCTTCGCCACGAGATCAGCATCCGCAAGAGGACGTCGGCTAACCTTGAGGCTGCGATCGCCGAGGAGAACCTGAACAAAATCCGTGCGCAGGGCATCGGCGAGCGGGGCGACATGGGGGCGCTCGCTGCCAACGAGTCGGCCCGGCGCGTCGCGGATCTCCGCCAGCAATTGGACCAGCAGACGAAGCTGATCGGGGATGCCGAGAAGCGTGTTCAGGCTACGCGTGTCGACTTGGCCGTCGAGGCCGCTCAGCGCGCCGCCGATCCCATGGAGCGGATCAAGCACCTGTACGACGAACACGCCGAGGCCGCGAAGCGGGCGGCGCACGCGCAGGCTGCTGCCGGCAAAGAGGTCACGGCCGCCTTGACCCGCGAACTGACCATGATCGAGCGCAACCGACAGGCCGCCATCAAGGCTGAGCAGGATCGGACCGCCGCCGCCAAGCAGACGGCCAACCAGATCGGGCGCAACATCACGCTCTCCGAGGCGCGCGGCATCGCCGAGGGCGTGGGTGGCCGGGTCACCAGCGATCACCGCACCTTGGCCGAGCAGACGGCGCTCTATGCGAAATATAGCGCGTACAAGGCCGGCACCGGCCCTTGGGCGGCGCTGGCGGCGAAGCCCGGCACTAGCAACCACGAGCTGGATCAGGCGCTCGACGTCGCGAAGACCGACGGCATGACGCTGAAGAAACTGGTCAGCGCCTATCGTGCGGCTGGCGTGAAGCTGGTCGAGGCACTGGACGAGGGCAGCCACTTCCATATCGCCTGGGCGAAGGTCGGCGAGGCGGCGAAGCAGCCGACGGCGGAACGGACCGCTGCGGCGCGCGCGATCCGCGAGGCGGCCGAGTTCGATCTGAAAATGGCAGCCGAGCGGCTGACCAATATGGGCCAGCTGCACGCCGAAGTCGTGAAGCTGATGGAAGACGCCGCAAAGCCGTTTGACCTTCGTGGGCTTGATCGAGCGATGGATCGCATCGGCGACGCCAACGCCAAAGACCTCGATAAGAACGGCCCGCTTGCCCAGGTGGAGCAGGCGAGCGCCATCGGGGCAGCTGTCGAGAACGCCATGTCTGGCGGGTTTCGTGACGTAACCCGGTCCATCCTCGGCATGCAGGACGTCGTGGGCCTGGCATTTGGCCCCGCCAGCCCCTTGGTCCGGACGCTGGGCGATCTGGCCAGCGGTGCGGGGATCGGATCGTCCGTGGCGGGCGCAATGGGTGGCTCGAAGGTGCTGGGCGCTCTGGGCGGCGCGATCGGTGGCGAGGTCGGCAAGCAATTCCTGACGACCGGGCTGACCAGCATATCATCGCAGTTGGGCGGCATGGCCGGTCCGCTCGGCAGCATCGCCGGAGGCGTGATCGCCAGCTTCGCCGGCAGCTTGCTGACGTCCACGAAGAAGGCGGCCACCACTATCGGCGCGATCGGCGATCAGCTGGGCGTGATCGAAACCGTCGGCAACAGCGCCAAGCGCGAGAAGGCCACCGCCGCCGCGGCGAACGACCTGCTTTCGTCCCTCGGGGATCTCGCCACCCAGCTCGGCGGCGAACTCGGCTCTGGCGGTCGCGTGTCGATCGGCATCCGCGACAAGAATTACCGCGTGGATCCGACCGGCGGCGGCGCCACGAAGGTGAAGAAAGGCGCCATCGACTTCGGCGAGGATCAGCAGGCGGCGATCGAATACGCCCTGCGCGACCTGATCGCCGATGGTGCCATCACCGGGCTGCGTGCTGCCACGTCCCGGCTGCTGAACAGCGGGACTGACCTGGAGCGCCAGGTGCAGAAGGCGATGGATTTCGAGGGCGTGTTCTCGGCGCTCAAGCAGGCGACCGACCCGATGGGCTATGCCGTCGAGCAGCTCGACAAGCAGTTCTCGAGCCTGCGCGCGACATTCCGGGAAGCGGGTGCCTCGATCGAGGAAACCACCCAGCTGGAACAGCTGTACCAGATCCGCCGCGACGCCATCGCCAAGCAGGACGAGGATCGGATTGCCGATCGCCGCCGGCTGGAGGCGCGGCTGCTGGAAGCGCAGGGCGACACGGCCGGCGCTCTCGCGATCACCCGGCAGATCGAGCTGGCCAGCACGGACGCGAGCCTGCGCACGTTGCAGCAGCAGATCTATGCGGCGGAGGATGGCCAGGAAGCCGTGAAGGCGGCCGAGCAACTGCGCGATGCTTGGAAGTCCGTGGGCGACACGATCATGGACGAGGTCCGCCGGATCCGCGGCCTGGGCGATGCCACCGGCGGTAACAGCTTCGCTACCTTGCTGGGCCAGTTCAACGCCGCGAACGCTGCGGCGCGCACGGGCGACATCGATGCCGCCAAGAACCTGCCCCAGCTGTCCAAGTCGCTGCTCGATGCGGCGGCGCAGGCGGCAACGAGCCGGCAGGAACTGGACCGGGTGCAGGCCCAGACAGCGGCCATGCTGGAGGCCACCTACGCGGCGATCGGAGGCGGGAGCCCCGCCGAGGCCCCGACTGCCGCCAACACCGCCGCGGCGCTGGCCAACCTGTCCGCCGTGCAGGCGGCAACCGGCAGCGCGGCGGCGAGCAACGACATGGTGAGCGAGCTGCGTGCGCTGCGTGAGGAGATGGCCGGTATGCGGACCGAGAACAAGGCAGGCCACGCGGCCACTGCCGGCAACACCGGCAGCATCGATCGACGGCTTGCGGCGGTGACCGAGGCAAGCAGCGGTGAGGCGATCACCGTCGCGTCGGTGGCGGCATGAGGGTCGAACTCGATAGCGGCGAGATCGTCGCGCTCGGCACCGTCGAGACGGCCCCCACGATCAGCATCACCGACTACAGCAGGCGCGAGACCGACGAGTTCGGCGTGACGAAAGTCACCAAGCGCGGATTCGCTCGTCGCATGTCGGTGCGCCTCTCGCTGCCGACCAGCAGCGTGGACAACGTCCAGCGCCGGCTGGCGGATCTCCGCGCCACGGCGGCCCTGTGGGTTGCGGACGAGCGGTTCGCCAGCCTGAGCGTGCGCGGCTTCTACAAGGAGTTCGCGATCGATGTGGCCTATCCTCCGCAGAGCTTCGCCACCCTGACCGTCGAAAGCCTGGCGTCTCCGGACGTACCAGCGGACACCGGCGCCGATCCCGCACCTGACGGCCGCGCCTCCACCCTCCGCGTCATCCCGCCTGTGCAGGTGACCGATGCCATGCTGGTGAGCAGCAGCATCGGCGAGAATGAACATCCCCAGTGGTCGGCAACCGCTACCTATGCGGCCGGCGCGCGCGTCATCAAGGTGGCGACGCACCGGATCTATGAGAGCGTTACCGGCGGGAACGTCGGCAACGATCCTGCGGGCACGTCGGGCAAGTGGCTGGACGTGGGACCGACGAACCGCTGGGCGATGTTTGACCAAGCGCTCGGCACGGTCACTTCCCGCAGCGGGCCGGTCAACGTCACCATCGCTCCGGGTCAGACGATCAACGCGGTCGCCGTGCTGGACATCGTCGGGGCGCAGGTTCGGGTGCAGGCCCCTGGCTTCGATCAAACGAAGACCACCGCCGCGCCAGAGGGCGGAAAGCGGACCGCACTGCTGTTCAGCCTCCCGCCCACCGCCGGCAATGTCATCGTGACGACCACCGGCGTCGGCACTGTTTCTGTGGGCACCCTGATCCTCGGGCAGGCGCTCGGCCTCGGCATCACCGAACAGTCGCCCACGGCCGGCATCACCGACTACAGCCGCAAGGACGTTGACGATTTCGGCGAACAGACGATCATCGAGCGTGCATGGGCCAAGCGCATGGCGGTGCGATCGCTGATCCGCAGCGACGCGGTTGAGCTGGTGCAGAACCGCATCGCCAGCGTCCGCGGCCAGCCCTCTCTCTGGATTGGCAGCGACGCACTGGACACGCTGACCGTCTACGGCTTCTTCAAGGATTTCTCGGCCGTCCTGGGCGAAAACGTCAGCACGGTGAGCCTGTCGATCGAAGGGTTGAGCGCAGCCGCCAAGGTGGGGCCGCTCTCGCTGGTGACCGACTGGGCGGATCTGACGGACCGGACTGGAACGAAGCCGCAGCCGAACGCTACCGATGGCGCCGTACTAGACCCGACCGCGCCTTACGGGACGCTCCGCGATTTCGCCGGCCAGCCATTCTACCCTGAGGAGCTGCGCAACGCCGATCTGAGCCTGTCGCCATCTGGCAGGCTCACCGCCCTGGTGCGCGGCCTCGCGGGCAATCTGGAGACGAAGGAACTTGGCCTCCTCAACCCGATCGACCTCGGCGCGGCGAGCGCGGGTGCGCAGCGCCAGTTCGATGGGGCGCTGGAGAAACTGGCGATCGCCGTCACCAGGGCCACCACGGATACGGCGGCGATCCGGCAGATCATGCGCGATGCCGGGATCTCGATCGACCCCGCCTCGGGCAAGGTATCGATCTATGCGACCGAGCAGCTGGATGCCGTGGCGATTACGCTGGATGCGCAGGCCAAGCGGCTCGCGCTGACCGCGACCAGCACGCAGGTCGATGAGAAGATCCTGGCGGCCATCCTGGACCCGGCACAGGTCGCTCAACTGGAAGGGATATACGCCCAGATCGACCAGCTGGGGATCGACCTGGACGCTGCTGAAGGCACGATAAGCCTCAAGGCAGATACGACGGCGCTGACCGCTCTTGGCGCGCGCGTCACCAGCGCGGAGGAGGTGATCCAATCGCTGCCGGACGGTGCGTTGATCCGCCAGGAAGTGACGGCGGCACGCTACGCCTACGACAAGACGGCCGAGGCGACACTGCGGGCAATCCTCACCGGCGATCGCACGAGCCTTCTGACGCAGCAGGCGATTGCAGCGGGGCGGCAGGAACTCAGCGCGCGGATCCTCGAAAACGAAGCGGCCGAGGCGAAGCAGCGGCTGGAACTCGGCGTCCAGATCGGCGCGGTGAGGGCGACGGCGACGCAGGAAACGCTTGCCCGGATCGAGGCCGACCAGGCGATCTCGGGCCGCATCGACGACTTCGTGATCAGCACGGACGAGGGGATCGCGGCTGCTAACTCTGCGATCGGGGTGCAGTCCACCAACCTGGGCAAGGTTGCTGGCTCCGTCGCAAGCCTGACCACGACGGTGGGCGATCACACGGCATCCCTGACCACCTACGGCCAGTCGATCGACGGCCTGAACGCCAAGTGGGGCGTCGAGATGGACATTGGCGGCCGGGTGTCCGGGCTGGCGCTGAATGGCACCGGCCAGCGAACCGACTTCGTGGTCCGGGTCGATCGCTTCTATCTCAGCCGCCCCGGCGCGCCGTCCAGTGAAGCGCCATTTGCGGTCTTCGATGTGACCGGCGGCATCTTCTACCTCAACGGCAAGTTGAAGGCGCAATCGATCGACACGCCGATGTTCAACGGCCGGGTCGTGACGCGGCGCGCGGCGGTGGATCTCGGTTCGCAGGTGGCGGGCGCAGGCGGCGGGTTGGGCGACGTGCTGACCTTCATGCTCGACCTGCCCTACGCGGCCGACGTGATCGTGCAGTTCATCGGCAGCCAGACCTACAGCGGGTCGCCGGTGCCCGACTGGGGGGCCGACATCATCGTCAACGGGCAAACCCGATCGGTGCAGGGTGGCGGCGCCGGGATCTACAGCTCGGGCTTCGCGCTGGCGTGCAAGGTTTCCCTGCCGGCCAATCCCGCAGGGCAGCCGCAGACGGTCACCGCGCGCTGGTCCGGCGGCAACGGCAACATCACCCTCAAGAACGCGACCCTGATCGTCGATGGAGCTTTCGCATGAAGTGGTGGGCGATGGGGCCGGCCGGTGAGCCGGTGCGGCAGTATATCGACAGCGATCTTCGGCCACTCGGCCCGAACGGATGGGCGACGGTCCTGATTGACGGGCGTCCCGAGACGAACCGCTGGCGGATCGCCGCCGATGGTGCGGCGATCGAGCCGCTTCCGGTGGACGTGTCCGAGCTGCGCGCGCTGCGGTGGGAGGCGGCGAAGGCTTACCGCGACGAGGTCATTGCGAGCGGCTGCATGGGGCCAAACGGCCGCGTAGACGCCGACGACAAGAGCCTCGTCCGAATCCTCGGCGCGATCAAGCTGCTGGAGGAACTCGCGGGCACCGACCCGGCGCCGGCGATCAACTGGACCATGCAGGACAACAGTGAGGTTCCCCACGACCTTGCCGACATGCGGCAGATGGGGATCGCGGTCGGCCTGTTCATCGACGCCTGCCAGTCCAACGGCAACGCCATTCGTCGCGCGATCAATGCGGCCGACGATCCCGCCAACATCGACATCACCGCCGGCTACCCGGCCCAGGAGGCAGCATAATGGCTTGGTACAATAACGGCACCGTCTCGGTCACGAACGGCTCGAACGTCGTCAACGCCGCGGGCGCGCAGTGGGTGATCAACGGCATCCAGGCTGGGTGGGGCCTCATCGTTGGCGATCTGGCACCGCGGGAGATCCTGTCGGTCAACTCCGACAATTCGCTCACGCTGCGCTCGCCGTGGACCGGCCCAACCCTTTCTGGTCAGCCCTACGCCATCATGCCTACCAGCAGCCTGGCGGGCGATCTGGCTGTCGGGGTCGGCAACCTGATCGCTGGTTTCGTCGCGGTGCGCGATGGTCCGGGCGCCGGCAAGTTTCCGGACGGCACTGGCGTCGCGCCCAGCGTGACCTTCGCGAACGACCAGGACACTGGCATCTACCGCGCCGACAATAACATCCTCGGCCTCACAGCTGGCGGTGCGGCCAGTTTCGTCTCCCCGCAGGGGATCAGCTTCAACGCAGCCGATGGCAAGGGTGCGGGCTTCCTGATCGCGACAGAGCGCTTTTTCCCCGCTGGTGGCGTCTCGATCGCGCGGTTCGGCATCAGCTACAACCCGTACATCGGGCAGGGCTCGGTCGGGATGTCCGCGTTCGGTGCCCTGCATTTCTTCACGAACGACGCCTTGCGCTGGTCGATCGTCCAGGCCGGGCATCTCGCGCCCGCCGTGGACAACACGATGGCGGTCGGTGGGATCAACAACCGTGTCTCGGTGATCTACGCCGCCTCGGGCACGATCAACACGTCGGATGAGCGGGAGAAGGAATGGCGCGGTGCCCTGACGCCCGCCGAACTCGCCGCGGCGCGTGAAATCAGCAAGGAGATTGGCATCTATCGCTGGCTGGACGCGATTGCCGAGAAGGGCCAGGCGGCGCGGCTGCACTGCGGCGTGCGCGCCCAGCGGGTCATCGCCGCCCTGGAGGCGCAGGGCCTCGACCCAATGCGCTACGGCTTCATCTGTTATGACGAGTGGAAAGCGACCGTCGGTGGCAAGGACAAGGACGGGTTCGTTACCGCGCCGAGCGGGCGGGCGGGTGATCGGTACGGCATTCGCCCCGACGAGCTGCTGTTCTTCCTGCTGGCCGCGCAGGAGCAGCGCTTGGCCGCGCTGGAGGCGTGA